GGGATGCTCGCTGGCGAGCGAGAATAGCCTGGTCCACGCCCTCGATGCGCCCCATGTTCGCCATGGCCTGACTCTGGGCGGCCTGGTACTGCTTCTCGAACGCGGACTCGGCCTCGGTCTTGATCTGCCCAGAGGCGATGCTGTGGAACTGCTGGATGAGACTCTCGAGCGACCCTCGGGACTGCGCGGCGCGCCCCTTGGCCTCCTGGTACTTGCCCTCGAGCTCGGCCTTGCGGGCGGCCTCCTGGTCGATGGCGCCCTGCTTGGCCTTCTCCTTCGCTGCCTCCTCGTCGAGCTTTCTCTGCTCCTCGACCGCGCGCTGACGAGCCTGCCCTTCAGTTGCCCACTGTTGCTGTACGTCTCGCGGGGGGGCGACACCGCGAGAGTCTCCGGTAACCATGCCAGCGCCGCCGGACTGAACGCCCAGCAGCTTCAGAATCTCACCGATAGGGTCGAACCCGTTGGCGCCTGCCATGTTACTTCCTTTCCGAGCTGGCGAACTTCTTGGCGAGTCCGCGCTTACGCCCGACTTCCAGGGTCATTCCGGTGAAGCGCAGCCCCTTCGCACCAGCATTAGGCGTCGCCGTGACTTCGAACCGGATTGCAGAACACTTTTGGACCGACAACGGGACCTCGAATCTGATGTTGTACCACCCGGCGCCTGTGGCGTCCTCTTGAGTGGGCGCGACCGCGGCTCCGGACACCTCAGTGACCGATGCGGACGACCCGTCTATCATGTCGTACCACACCTTCACCGTGAAATTCCAGGCCTTAGCCGACAGGTTACCGCTGTACCCGTACAGTCCACGCGCCTGCCCGGTGAGCACCATCTTGCGCACCCGGCTGAAGTCCTGAAGACCGCCACCTACTCGAAGCCAGCCAGTGTCCAGCGTAGGGTAACGGTCCTTGGAACTCGTAGGGGACGCCTCCGGGAACCCGAAGAGTGACGCGCGCGTGGCGTACCGCAGCTTCCCACTGGTGACAGCGGTGGCACTGCACACTCCGGTGGAGCTGGCAGGCATGTCGAACGTGGTGAACACCCCTCGGGAGTACCGTAGCCCAACCGGGGAGTAGCTACCGGCTGGGTCGCGCAAGAACCACATCACGGAGTCATCGACCGCGGCCGCGCCGGCAACCGTGTACTCGAAGTCTCCGGAGTAGACGACGGGGAACTTCAGAATCTCGTCCACCTGCCGACCGAGTTCGCCCGTTTCGGTGGTAGCAAGCTGGTAGCCTCGCGTGAGCAGCCGAATCCCTCGGGAGGACTGCCACCACACGCCCTCGTCGGTCTGCGCGAACGAGTAGGTGGCGTCGGCTGGGGTGCCTATAGTGGAGACCTCGGAGATCTCCGAGAACGTGGCCCCGAGCCCGTCCAGCGTAGGGCCGCCGCCGTCAACGACGCCAATCTTCTTCTCGCAGAAGACCAGGAGCTTCTCGTCCATCGAAACGAGCTTGACGGCCCTCCCGAATGTGTCCGGCACGTCAATTCGGACAGTGCGCGGGAACCAGCGCGGCCCAGTGCCGGGGGTGAGTGGCTTGGTGAGACGAATCTCCGTACCGTCCGTGCAGAACAGGCGGTTCTGGTGCTCGATGATGTCGTGGCACGGAGGGGGAGCGTCGTTTTCTACTTCGCCCTGCTGCGTGTAGAGGACGACGCTGGATGCGATCGTAGAGTCCGGGGTGGCCGCCACCATGGCAAAGCCTGTGACGGCGAGCGCCGCGTCGTATTCACCATCAAGATAGAACGTGACCAAGTCAGCACCGGAAGTGCGATACAGACGAACCTTACACCCACGCACGAGAGGCGTTAGCGTAGGTCTAAGACGCACGCTGAAGCTTCTTATAGTAGCGTGGTAAAACTGATACGCAGGACTTGGAGCGCTCTCTACGAAGTTTCCGTTTGAGTCTGGTACCAAGAAGGTGGCACAGATCAGGTAATTGGTGGCAGCAGTAAGAATTGTGTCGCCCTCACCACCTGCCGTAAGGCTGTGCAGGATCGGTGGTGCAAGAAGTTCGTCCTGTACAGCACTGCCGGATATCTGCTTCTGCTTCGACCCTGCCAGCCACACAGTGCCGTTGGCCTGACACGATGTTAGATGCCCGGCACGACTCACCCGCGTAAGTCTGATGGACCGACCTGGTACATACGGAATAGGTGGCGAACTTACGCTTGTCTTGGCCGAACTGAACGCAGGGTCTACGTCGCCATCGACTGGGGCGTGCACCACAACTATGGTATCTCCCGTAGACGCGAGAGTCTGCGGAACTGGCTCGCGCCCTGGGTGCTTCTGGCTAGCGGTGCTTCCAATGTAGTCGGCCGACAGCCCGAAAGCCGTACCGGCAGCAACGCAGGCGATGACTGGAGCGCCGGTCCCTCTGTTTGTAAGGACCTGACTAGGGTAGTAGGCGTCGTCTTCAGTGATGTTGAAGAGCTCATCTAGTGTAGACCCGCCAGACTGAGTCCACAGAGGAGTACCGGCGATTACGCCGTGCGCGTTGATGAGTGTCTGGCCTGCGTAGGTTGGAGGGGACCCAGGTGAGACCACTACCCTGTACACCTCGCTGGACGAGGTGTAGTGCTGCATGCCGTTGAGCGTGTTGGCGTTGTATTGAGCATCTATGAAGGGGGCGGCAGGAAACGCAGCCCCGTGCGACTCATAGACCAGAACGGCGTTGGTGTCATAATTCCTATCAAATGAAACGCGCCCTGGACTGGTAACTGATATGGTGAAATTCTTCCCGGTATCTGGTCCGGCGCTTAGTGTACCGGCCTGGAACACGAAAACACCGGTGCCTGCGCCTCCGCTGCCTATACTGATGGCAGCGTAGAACGTCGTGCCACTGCGCGTAACAGACAAGTTCGACGCCGGTAGGTGTCCGCCTGGGATGGTGTCTGCAACCATGGCAAGAGGTGTCTGCGAGATTATGGATCCTGATCCAAGTAGCATAGCTACAATAGTGTCAGGTGACCCACCTTGGACATAGCAGAGGAAGCAGTACCCAGGCAATCCGGCAGGTACGGCATCAAAGCACGCCCCTGCAAGCGAATCAGACGCTGTAGTAGGGCAGTTTGCTGCGAAAGTTGACACTGTCCCTGTCTCGAAGTACACTCCATTATAGAAGACAGGAAAGAGAAAGAACGCTACTGCGGTCCTTACTACAATCGCGCAGTCTGTCTGCACGCTACCGGTGAACTCACTGGCTCTGATGCCAAGTACAGGCGAGCCGTTGGCCGCCAGGGTCACACGAGAGGCGAATACCTCTCTCATGTCGGACGTGCGAATCACTGCCACGCTCACGTACTTGTTGCCGCTAGGGGCAGTCTCGTAGTCATCGACCCAAGCCACCACGATGTGGTTGTAGATGGTCGTGGCGTCGAAAAGCGATGCCTTGCCTCCTCGCCAGATTACGTCAGACCGCGTGCGCTCGTTTGCGGATACCGTTACGGCCGTCGAGTCCGCGTACACGGCAGCTGGTACTGCGTTGCTCTCATGCTGGAACTCGGCGATAGCGCCCCCACCTGGGAGTGCCACGCACCGCGGGTTGCTTCCTCTAGTCGTCCACGTGCGGAGAGTGTCGAACGATGACATGGTCTGAAGCGTGTTCTTGTCCGATGCCACCAGATTCTGCGCCGTGTACACGTTCCCAGGTGCCGCCAGGTAGTCGTCCCTCGAACGGTCCACGCCTTGCGTGAACGGGATGGTGATGTTGTCCCAGTTGACCGCCATCGCTCACCCCACCACTGCGAGTTGAACCGTCTCAAGCGCCCCAATGTACGCCGTCCCCGTCCCCGTCACCAGCGCGTACGCCCGAATGTACCGCGTGTCCGGCTTCACCGTCACCTTCCACAGCCCCACGCCGGTCACCACGTCCTGCGGAATCGTCGCACCAGGCCCGAGATGGTGCCCCACGCGGCTAGTTTCCACGCCATCCACGTCCAGCCAGTAGAACACCCGAAACCCTGTGCTAGTCGCCGTCACGTACACCTGCAAATTCAGCATCGCGATGCATTCTCGGTTCACCGTAGGAAGATCGCTCTTGGGGACCTGGTATGTGTGCAGCAGCGTCGCGCTGGTCGTAATCTGCGTAGCGCTCGCGCGCCCAATTTCCTCCGACGCCAGCACCACCCGCGACTCTGCGTCCACGACCACGTCCCGAAGGACGCCGCCGAGTTCGCGCTGCACGGCGTCCACCTCACCGTTCTTGACGGAGATGCGGTTTGGCAGTCTCACAGGGTCCAGAACTCCCAGTCGTTGATGTTCTCCACGTCCACCGCATGGTTCGAGTGCCCAGCATCGCGGTTCGAAATCGCCTCATCGAGCTGCTTGTCCATCATCGCCAGCATGTTCTCCAGCGGGCGGGTGTCCGACTCCTCCTTCAGGAGGCACTGAATCGCCGCGTAGACCACCACGTAGCGTTCCCAGCCGTTCAGGAAGTCCACGTTGCCGGAAGGCGTAGCAGCCGCGTACAGCGTGGCCACTGGGGCGTACCAGATGGTCCCCGTCTTGCCGGACACGGACGTCGCCGGCAGGACCCGAAGCTTCCCAGCCGACAGCTTGTAGCGCGGGGCTCTGGTGCTCGAGAACGGTGCGCTGGACAGCGCGTTGCGCTCCGCTCGCTTGTACGGCAGCACGGTGCGCTTGCCTCCCGACGTGTCGCTCAACTCCACGCCGTAGACCTTCATAAAGTCGGCGGGGAGAGATGCCTCCCCGCTAGAGTCCAAGGTGAACGAAGCGGACTTCTCGGTGTAGTCCGCCTCGTGCGCCCGGACGAGCTTCTCGTGAAGAATCTGCACACCCTCGTTGATGTAGTCCACGATTTCGGCATCGGTCAAAAACCCCGCCACCGGCATGTCCGCCCGAGTGCGGACCCGAGTCAACATCGTCGAGAGTAGTACGTTCGCCATGCTTACACGCTAGAGTCAGAGAGGATGATCTCGAGGTACAGCGGACAGGTGTTCGGGACGTCCGCTGCCGCGCCGTCCTTGAACGCCGCGAGCGTGATGGTCTTGGCAGACGCCACATCCACCGCGGTGGGGATGAACACCCAGTCATCGACCGTACCAGCGTCCACAGGGGTGACCCTGAGACCGAGGAACGTCTTGTACTTGTCCGTCAGCGTGATCGTGATGACTCCAGCACCGGTCTCGGCCTGCACCACGGATGCCACGCCCTTGCCCGCGTTCTGGGCGAGAGTTGCCGTAGTGTCGCTGCCGCTGGGAGCGGAGCAGGTGGCCTTGCAGAACAGGTGCGTGACACCACGCTGAAGGTGACGGACTTCGTCAGTGAAGTTTCTAGCTGCCATTTGTGTGTCTCCTTGTCCAGAAGCCCGCCCCCGTTGCCGAGGGCGGGCGTCCGGTGGTTATCAGCTAGCCAGCGTGACGTTGGCGTTGTGACCGGGTGCGTCGCACGCGAGGTTACCGAAGTACACCATGCGACCCTGCCACAGGTCCGAGCTCTCCGCGCGGTGCAGGATAGCTCCGTCCTGGTCGAGGACTTGCGGCGCAGCGCCCATCGAGTGGAACGTCCACGAGCTCATGTCGAGCAGGTAGCCGCGAGCCTTGGGCACGTCCGCGTCGCCGACGACCGAGACGATACCGCGAGGGCCACGGACCTTGAGGGTCTCGAAGCCGATGGTCGCAACGCTCATGTACTCGGTCTCGACCTTCGACCCGAGCGACAGGAGGAAGTTGAGGTAGTCGGTCGGGTTGACCAGCATGGTTCGCGGATTGGCGTTGTGGACCGCCATCTTGGTGAGCGCCGTAGCGAGGCCCTCCTCCGGGTTCAGAGCGCTGATGTCGATGCGGGCACCGGCTCGGCGAACCGGGTCAACGGAGCGGATGACGCCGAGGAAGTCCGCAGAGGTGCTCGTGGGGGCCGAAGACGGGAGCCAGTCCGCAAGGCCCAGGGACTTGATGCCGGTGCTGCCGGTCGTGAAGTCGCCAGCTTCGAAGATGTACTTGGAAGCCATGTCCACGCCGTTCGTGTGAGCAGCCGTGCCGATGGAGTATCGGAACGTGCCAGCGTCGCGGTCAACGGAGACAATCTGCGACTCAGTCTGAGTGCCGGAGTTGAGGACGTTCAGTGCGGTGATGGCAGTCGCCGACGTCGAGAACACCACGTACATTCCGGGCTCGAAGTTGACGATGTCTTCCTTGTTCGTCAGCACGGCCGTGCCGTAGTCAGCAGACCCGCTATCCGTGTAGACCGTGGTGGAGGACGTATTCTGGCCAAGCGGCCCGGTGATGCCGCGAACCAGAGAGGTAGCCAGCGAGGCCGACAGGCCCTCGATAGCGCCCTGCATGGTGCGCTCGTACCCTCGGATGAGGGCGCCGGAGTCGCGGGACGCGCTCATCATGGACTCGGTGTCGAGGCCGAACACCGCGTAGTCCTTCGCGCGGGTGAGGAGGAATCGGCAGCCCCCTGGCGACCCGTAGGAGGTCTCGCTGATGGTCTTCGCGGTGCTGAACGTCGCGCTTCGACCTGCCGGCCGGCGGTCCTGCATAACGATGTACATGTTCTCGCCGTAGAAGTCCTCGTTCTTCTGGACCATGGCGAGGAATGGGTGGTCCTTGTAGGCCAGTTGCTTGATGCGATCCTGGGGCCACAGGGTCTTGAGGGCGAACTGAAGCGACGGGGTGCTACCGAACGTAACAGACATTGTAGTTACCTCTGGTTAGCGGCGCGCTTGAGGACCTCGAGGGCCTCGGCGCGGTAATCCGCTGCGGTTTTTGGCTCCGTTGCCGGACGTGCCGGAGCTGGGGCCTGGAGATTGTTGGTGATTGTCCTCGACGGCTGAGCAGATGCCGGAGCGGGCTGTGCGGGTGCCCTGTTTTCTGTAGGGTTAGCAGACTGCTGGCGCTTTGTCAAGTAGGCTTCCCATCTCTTGGCCTCTGCAGACAGGTCCTCGTCCACCGCCTTGAGTGCGCTCTCGATGATGCCGTCCACCTCGTCCGGCTGCGGAGGGCCATTCTTGCGAACGAAGTCCTCGATGAACGTCAGGGCTCGCTTGGGGGCGTCCTCGACCACGCTGGCCAGCGAATACTTGCCGGTTTTCGCCAGGTTGTCCACCTTTGCAAGAAGCTGCTGGCGGCCGCGCTCGTAGTTGTCCGTGTCCAGGCGGGCGCGGAGCGCCATGACCTCCTGCTGGAGCTTGGAGACCACTGGGTCAAGCTTGACCTCATCCTTTGGCTGCTCGACTGGTGCCTGGAGACCCAGTGTTTGAAGAACTGCCCTGGCGTCTCCGGCCTTTGCGGCCTGCGCGATGGCCGACAGCACCCGCGGGTCGAAACCTCCGACGGCCTCCTCGTATGCCTTGATTTTCGCCTCTCGCTCCCTCAGCTCCGCGCTCTGCTTGGCCAGCCGCTCGAAGGACTTCTTGACACCATCGGGAACCGGCGGCTCCGTTTGCTGCGGCTGTTCCGCTTGCTGCGGAACGACCGGGGTAGTCGCCGGGGTAGTCGCCGGGGTAGTGGCCGCTGGTTCAGGCGTTGCAGTTGCCTCGGGAGCGGGCTCCCCGGATTGAAGGGCCGCGAGCGCAGCGGCCTGGTAGTTCACAGGTTCAGACATGGGTCATCCAAGGAGAGGCGGAACGGCGGGTTGAACTGGGGTGTTGACGGTGACGTTGTTGCTCATCGGTCCTGCGGAAGGCTGCGGAGCGCCGTGGGTCATGCCCTCCATGCCAGGAGGCGGGGGCTCTGGAGGCGGTGCCATCATCTCGAGCTTCTGGGCGGCCGCCAGGTCGATGTACTGCCGGAGCATGTCCAGCCGCTCCTCATCGCACCCGTGGTGCTTGGCATACAGGTAGTGCACCGTGCCTCGCTGGATGACGAGGTCGAGGTCCTGGTACGGCTCGAGGACCGGCATCTCGGGAGTGGCCTGGTCGAGAATCATGCTCAAACTGGCATCCACGTCATCGGCGGCGGCGTTCTGCAACGACATTTCCGAATCCACGTCCGGGAAGTCGAGCAGCCTCTTCGCCGCCGCCATGTCGATGTACCCGCCCTGCCGCAACTCCTCCACACGCTGGAGTCGCGCCCCTGGTGTGCTCGGGAGCGACGAGGACGAGTACATCTGGATGACGTAGTCGTCCTTCTCGAGCCCGATATCCTTGAAGTCCAGCTCCACCATGAACCGCTTGTTGGGGAGCTTCACCTTGTAGCCCTTGCCGCCCGACTCCCGGATGAGGTCAAGCGACAACTCCGCGAAGTCCATGAACACGCGCTCGTACGCCATGACGAAGAACGCGAACCGCTCGGTCTCAATGTCGTTGAACTCGCGGAGCGCCACCGCGGCGTCGAGGCCGGAGGGCTTTTTGGACTGGGCCGAGAGTTCGCTCATGCCGACAATCTGGAACGCACGCTGGTAGAGCCGGTCAACCTGCATGAACTCGTCCTGGGACACGGCCGGCGAATTCTCCACCGTCGGCGGGACGCCGCCCGTGTACGGGATAGCCGGAGCGATGGAGTTGTCCAGGTGCTCGGGATTGACCGAGTTCTTGGGGTAGAAGATGCGCCCACGCCCCTTGCGTCGAAGCTGCTCGCTGATGCTGCGCACCAGGCGGTTCATTTCGACCTGGATGCCGGCCAGGAGCTCGGCCACGCCCTGGCCCCAGAACCCGACCACTGGGTCTCGGTAGCGGAGCACCACGAACGGGAAGCAGCCCAGGGCCCACTTCTCGTCCACCAGCGCCACGCCGTTGCAGGTGATGATGTGGCGGCCCGGCTTGCCGTGGCAGCCGAGGTGCCAGCCCTCCCACACCTCGACCATGTCCGAGCGACCGCGGCGAGCCTGATCCTCGGGGCGCACGCGCGCGTCCAGGATGGCAGCCTTCTTCTCGGCAGTGTCGCCGAAGGTGTCCACCAGAACCATGCGGTCGATGGCTTTGCGGCGAGCCATCACGCGCGGGGTGCCGTGCATGGCGTCGGCGTCGTCCACGTAGATTTCATCCGGTAGCACGCGCTCCGAATCGACGCGCCCATTGTGGTCCAGGAAGACGTGCAGAAGTCCGGTGCCGAACACACAGGCGTCGGTCACCATTGGGATGACGCGCTGGTGGACCTTGCTGGCGTGGAACAGCGCGTGCATGAACTTGGTGAGTTCACGCCCCTTGCGCTGCATGTCCCAGGACGCCCCGCTCGTCAGGTACGTTGGGCGCGGCTTGCTCTTGGTGACCTTGGACGTCAGGGTCTCCACACACGACGCCACCACGTTGAAGGAGATCTTCCCCGGGATGCCGTCTGGGGTAGTGGCAGACAGCGCACGGCCGTACTGCCCGCCACCGAATCCCGAAATGTCCCGGTTCGTGTAGAGCCGTGCGTACACCAGGCGCTCGCTGGTCCGCACGCTGCCATCCTGGACCAGGAGGTCGCACGCCGCGGCGAAGGCTTGGGCGGCGCGGTCAGACTCGTCCACCTCCCACCAGTACCCGTCGCGGATTTGCTTCTCCCGCGTGAACTCGGCCGACTGGGCCACGTCCTTGGTTGGCTTGAAGTCCGTGTAGTCCATTAGGCGTCATCCTCGTCCAGCGAATAGGTGTTCTGGTCGGCCATGAAGCCGACCGCGGGCTGCGCCTCGGTAGGGCCTTCGATTTCTTCCGAGAAGAAGGAGACCTTGAACACGCCGTCGAGCTCGAATTGCTCGACCTTGGCGGCGCGGAGGAGTTGCAGGTACTTCACCAGGGCTTCAGGATCCATCGGCATACTCCAACCCCTCCTCTAGACGATGCGTCCAGTCGTATTTGTCCCGGCGGCGATAGCGTTCCACCAGTTGGCGCTCTATGTCAAGTGCCCAGTCGTCGGTGTCTTTCTTGACCTTGGTCTTGACTATGTTCGCGAAATGTGCGTAGGCGGCACGGAAGCAGTACAGACCGGCGTCGTCTATGTGATTAGCACACCGCGGGTCTTCCTTTGGCGGGGCCTCTGGCTTGTCTGGGTCTGGCCAGTCCGGGTCCCTTTGTAGTGCCGACATTTCCTCAGCCCATGGCGAACCCGGAACCAGCTTGAGCTTGCCTGTGATCAGGTGGTCGTTCATAAGCCGGACATGCTCGTACTTCTCGGTCTTCTTGGCCGGCTTGAACGCGCGACCGAACCGCGTCATCACCTCTTCCACGTACATGCGCCCGCCGCCGCCAGTGTCGGCCACTACCTCTACCAGGTTGAGCTTGAGCCGCTTCTCTACGTCGTCGATTACGCGCATCACCGTGCCTGCGTCCTTGACTTCGGGCTTCTTCCAGGAGAACACCTCGTACACGTCCCCGTCGAAGTCTGGGTTCCACCCGATGATGGCAATGGCCATGTCGTCGCGGAATCCGAGGTCCCACCCCAGCGCGTGAGACCAGCCGGGGCCGTAGGGCTGAATCTTGTTGGGGTCGTAGGTGTTGCGCGTGGCGTCGAAGCTGTAGAACAAGGACCCCAGGTCGTTCACCCACCGGCCGCAGTACTCCCGCAAGTAGGTGGGGTTGTCGTCCGCCCACCGCTTGCTGGACTTCAGCTCCTCGAGGTACGCGCGGGCGTGTGGCAGGTACGGGTTCTGGAGCATGGTCCAGCGGTGGACGCGCCACTTCCCGGCCTTGTAGGTGTCGGAGTCCCACGTGCCGGTGGGGGACTGCGCACCCGTGACCTCGTACCAGTACCCGGTGCAGATGGGTCCGGGCGTCCCCTCCATGCACACCGTGCCCATCTCGTCCATGAGCGAGGGCTCGATGACATCGTCCACCAGGGACTGCAAGAAACCGGGGAAGTTCTGCGTCTCGAGCACTACCTCGAGCTTCGTCTTCTCGCCGCGCTTCTTCTGCGCTTCCTTGTCCTGGTTCGCGCCCACCAGCCGGATGACGCTGCCGTTCTTCAGCGTGATGCTGAGCTCGGTCTCGTTCGCCTCGAATGAAATCCCGTTGCGCTGGAGGAGGTACTTCAGCGGATTCCAGAGCAGGTCCTTCGCGCGGAGCCGCGCGTGGGACCAGAGTCGTGTCAGGGTCCGCGGGTGCTCGAGGGCCACCATCACGGCGTACCGTGACCACATCTCCGTCTTGCCCGCGCGCCGGCTACCAAGCACGGCCTTGCGGCGGTGCGGGTCGGTGACGAACGCGCGCTGCTCGGGGAAGAGCTCACCAAGGAGCGCTTCCTGGACGGCCCGCGTCGCGCGCTTCTGCTCCGCGCGCTTGGCCAGCTCCTCGAGCAGTACCCGGTCTGGGAGGTTAGGCTGGCTCAATGAAGACGATGTTCGTCGAGGGGATGATGATGCGCTTGCTGATGGCCGTGGGCGTCTTCGGGACCGCCAGCACCGCGCCGGTCTCGGGGTCCAGTGTCAGCACACCGTCCTTGCTGTCCAGCGTCAGGGTGCTGGGTCCGGCGAAGGGTACAGGGTGAACGCACCGGACGCGACGAAGAGTAACGGGTTGTGAATCAGGCTTCGGCATAACGCTGGTCCTCGGTTGGGGAATCTCCACGGGGTTTGTGTGCACCCGGCTGTCAGGTCCCGCGCTACGCCCTGATGCCGATACGGGCTCTTTGTGTACGCCCACCATAGAATGTCTCCCTGCCGTACTACGTAGCCCAGTATTTCATCGGGCACGCTGGCCGGGCAGGCCACTTGCACGTCCGCGCTACGGATGATGTTGGCCGTAACTTTGTGGAAGCTATCGTAAACTGCCTGCCATGACAAGGTGTGGCATGCGGAACGGAAGAAGCTTCCTCGCCAAGAATCAATCAGGAAGTTGAGGTCGCGCGCTCCCAACGGGCGCTGCGTCCACCACTTCCCCGTCCCCGTCTCCGAGGAGATTTCGGACGCGGGCTTCGAGCTCTGCGTCGCTGAGGGCCTGGACTTGTTCCATGAGGCGGGTCTCGGCCTCGGCGTGGGCGACCTCTGTCTGCGCGACGGGCTTACCGTGGAGGAACTCGAGGAGGTCTCGCGCCGCGGCTCGTCGGACCTCGGCGCTGGGGATGACGGGCTCGGACTGCCGCCCGTCTGGGAGGGTTGCGTAGGTCGGGGTTCCGAGGCTGAGTTCTCGGAGGATGGTGAACTGTTCGATGCCATTGTTCGTCAAGTCCTTGAGAAGTCCGCGCCAAGACTTCCGGGTGTTGCCGGAGTCGATTGCCTTGGCCAACCTCTTGCCCTCGGAGTCCCGCAAGACCAGGAATGCTCCGTGTGTAGTCGTCTTCACACCGTGTCCCATTCTCCCTCAGTACCTGGACTCAATCACAAAGTCAAGGGCCTTGGGCCGAGGGCCGTCCGGTACCGTGCCTTAAGGAAAGGAAATCCTGGGAATTTTTGGTATGCCAGGATATTTGGCTAAAATCCAGAAAAATTTTCAGAGAGAGACTAACATTAATTAAATACCCCCCGCCCTGGGGTCGACCCAAAATTTCAACAATATCATAGACTTAAGAATCCCAATTAAATCATGCTATTGCCAAGTCCCCGGATTTACTAGAGCCACATGTGGGCGGCCCGGATATTGCACTAGCAAGTGCAGGGCCACCTACATATACGGGGAGCTCGCACCTATTTCTGGTGGCTGGGCGCCGGGCACCGTGTGGCCAGGGGAATAATGGTCGCGGCGGCGGCGGAGCTGGCCAGGGGAGAAAGAGTGCTGGCGGCGGAGCTGGCCAGGGGAGAAAGAGTCACTTAAACTTATTCTGCCCAACTGCCATCTGCCATTTTAGGCCAGTTGCCACCTAACCACGCGGAATACCTGGGTAGTCTCCCTTGTACTATCTCTCCTCTCCAAAGTCTAGGAAGAATAGGGTAGTGTAGTAGTAGGTTGAAAGTGTTGGGAAGTTGGTCAAGGTTGGGCCGGTTGTGGAGTTCCTTAGTAGTTTCATTGGTTTAAGTGCCAGCCCAACCTTGCCCGCCTCGCAAGGTCGGGCAGGGTTGGGCAGGGAAATGGGTCATTTTCCTGGAATGGGTCAATTCGCGTCGTTGGTGTCACCGCAACCACGCGAATGCGCTAGGCGCGCGTCAGGATTGACCCGCGCAAAGTCCAGGCCACCGATCCAAGTGTGCCTTTTTGTTGGATGTTGTCAAGGCA